CGGGTTCCATTCCATAGTGCTGCCTGTTCTTGCGGATATCCACGGCTGCCAGCCAGTGACGTTATCGCCCGCTTTTACCTTCGCCCGCGCGCGATCAACGTCCACTTCGGCGATGGTGCCGATGCGGACGATGTTGTTAATCAGGCGGATTGCTTCGGTGGTTTTGTCCATGCGGACAGTTTGTGCTGGGGCATTACACAACAATAGGCGCGCCAGTTGTCAGCCGGCAATGCGACAACTTCAAATCAAAGCGTGACGTGTTCTAGGATCTTCTCTGCGATCATGTCCAGGTCTTGGCGGCTGGTTCCCAGCAATGGGCGCGATGGGTAATCGTATTCTGGACCGTTCTTGTCGACTTTCGCCCGTAGCCCGTAATGGTGAATTCGGGCAATACGCCCTACTGCTCCACTGAACAACAGTCCTGCAGCGTCTGGAGAGGTATTAATCCGTAGAAATTTGGATGTGCGGATTTTTGTGAACATCGCTTTTTTCCGTATGCCTCCCGACTTGCCGCCAATACGGCTTTTTCGTGGCTCCCAGCTTTCACCGTTCGGGCCTTCCTGCTTTTTCATGCGCTCCTGGTTGGATTTGCGCAGCTCCCGGGCTATGGATTTCATCAGCTTTCGGCGTTCAGCCGGCTGCATTTTTCTTAGCAGCGGCTCGGCCCAGCCGGACAGCGCGTCGATGTCGTCAGTCATCGGATTCTACGCCTTCCGCCACGTTGTGCAGATCCGCGATGATTTCCCAGGCGGTGGCCTCCATTTCCATGGGTGCTTCGGGCAGCACGTGCTCCACGTCTAGCCCCGCTTCGGTTGCCTTTACAATCACTCGCTCCGTTACGTTAACGGTGATCGCTATGTCGTAGCTGTTGTTGTTCAGCAGCTCGGCTTCAAAGCGAATGGTGTTCATAGGGTCATGGCCAGGCTCGCGCACTTTGAGCCATGACAGTATGGGCAGTATTAGGTCGTCAACATTGCCGGCGTAGTCGGTAACGATGATCTGGATTGGGATGGCGTAGGCGTGGCTGAGGTTTGGCCCGGACCAGAACTCTATGCTGCCGTCTTCAATGAATGTCAGCAGCTTGTCTGGGTTGCGCTTCAGGCCGGGAACGTTTGCCAGTAAGTGATTGCGTAGGTCTTCAAGCTTTTTCATGTTTTGCCACCCGTTCGGCGGGACTTCATAGCCATCGCCATACTGTCTACGCCCTTGCCGAACTGTCTTAGCCCGGCATAGGCCCACGGTAATGTGAGTAGAGCGCCCAAAATCATTACGTCCGGCTGGTCGTTCACGAAAACATAGGCCAGAGCCGCGAACAGAGACACCCAGCTTTGCCCTGGCCGCGTTCGGCGGACAAAGGCGTCTTCAGCTTGGTCGCCAGCCCGAACGGTTTCTTGCGTGATTCGATGCTTCGCCTGAGCATCTTCCAGCTTCAAGCGCTCCATTTCTTCTATATGGCGCCGGATGCTTTCCTCGTTCCGGTAAGCCAACTCTTTGAGTTTTATGAGTGCAGCTGGATCACTTTGGAGCTGGTGCAGTGCTCTTTCCGGGTCATCCGTGCCTGTGGCGCCACTAACAAGGGATACGCCGGCGGCGACTGCGCCGGGCACATTACCTGTTAACAGCGAGCCAACCAGTGTCGCGCCCGTCCCGGCGTTGTCTTTAATCCAGCCGCCTACCGTACTCCAGTCCATTCCTGCACACCTCAGTCGATTTGATACTTTTTTCGGCTTGCCCACCATGCGGGAATGTCCATGTTCGGGCAGGTTTTACGGGAGTCCAGATCACGGTGGCCAACCACTGAAGCGCCTGGGTATTCGGCCAGTTTGGCGTTCAGCCAACCTTCCAGAATTCGCAGTTGGTCTGCATTCGGCGCTGTGTCGGTAATAATGCAAATGCCCAGGCTATCGCTGTTATCGCCTTCGCCATTCCCGTCAAAATCTCGCACATGCGCGCCTTGCCAGTAGTCGGGGCGGCCTGGCTGCAGTTGCGCATCGCCGGTGATCACGGCGTTATAACCAATGCCTGACCAGCCACGTTGCTTATGCCACTGATGGATGTCTTCGGCGGTATCGCCGCGATCTGCTGGGCTGTCGCTGATATGCACAACCAGGTATTTGATCTGCCGACGGCTCATCATGCACTTCCTCCAAGTATGGCTTTGATCATTGTCAGTAGTTCGACTCGGTAGGCCATTACCAGGCCGCCAATGCCCATCAGCACATACAGGGCCCCAGTGGCGAAGGCTATTTTTCGTGTGAGCACGTCCACACGCTGAACAAGGGCCGTGATTGCGCCCGTTGTTGCGCCTGCAATGTCCGCCATTGCAGCCACGGTGCCTCGGTAATCGCTGTCCATTCGCTTGCGGAAAGAATTCAGCGCTTGCCGGGTTTCCCGGTGTTCTTCCTGCTGTTCGATACGGGCTTCGCGTACTTCGCTGCGAATGTCGGTGACAGCGTGTTCCAGGGCGTGAACTCTGGGTTGCAGCTGCTCCAGCTCACGCAGTCGCGCCGCCCAGTCTTGGGCTACCATGTCGTGTAACAAGTTTTCGTTGGAATCGTTGCTCATAAATCCCCGCTTAGTCCCAAAGCTGCACGGTTTGCCGTGCGGGCTGAGCCGGAACCTCTGGCAATCGAACGCGAGTGCCCATGGCAATAATCGGGCCCTGCTCTGCCAGGCCATGGTTGGCTTCCAGCACGGCTTCTGTAACGGCAGCTGTGTACCCGTAATGGCGAAAGCAGATACGGTCTACCGTGTCACCCTGAATGGCTCTTACTTCAACCATCAAATCAGCTCCACAGTTGTGCGCCGGTCGCCGCGAATATCCGACAGGGCCCAGGCCGCATTGCGACGGTAATCGTCGTCTGCGGGTGCCAGTGCGTCGGCTTTCTGGTGGCCTTTGCCGGTGGTGTCGTAATCGCGGTAACGCTCGATTAGATCGGCTTTTGCCAAGCAATAAACGGCACGCAGATAGAGCTGCTGGTGATAGCCCGCCCGCTGCCACGGCTGAATGGGCATTCCAGTGATATCGGTGACGCCACTGGCAACCTGTTCCTGCATCCAGTTGCTCAACTGATCGTTGGCGTCAGAGATTGCAGCTTCAAGTGCGTGCTGGCAGCGCTCATTCGTCACCGTGCCATCTACGCGTGTTGCATCGCGGAATGATTCGACCCCGATATCGGGGAAAAACGGGGCATTCGTGATGATTGCGGGTTCGGTAGGCCCGCCGGCGGCGATCAGGCTCATGCTTGCTCCTATGAAGGCGGTGGACGGGGCCGAAGAGTTGCAGGAAAAGCCGCAAATCATGGCCCCGTGCCGCCTTGGCGTCGGGGGCCGACTCGGTACCGGCTATTCGCCGGAATCTTTCAGATTTCGCTCCAGGCGCTCGATGTCTTTCTTCACGCCCACCCGCTCGTTCAAATCCAGCGCGCGGGTCAGGGCTGACAGCGCTTGCTCGTTATTCCCTTGGTCGCGCAGCAGGTAGCCGTAGGCTTTGAACAGTTTGGCTTTTACCTGGTCCTGCATGTCCGCATCGGCAAACAGATCAACGGCCCTGCGTAGCTGCACCGGCAGGTCTTCCGCAACGGTTTCATTGGCCATGGCCAACAAGCTGAACCCGGCAACCTCTTCAGCTGCGAGTGTTGCGGTGGTGCGTGCGTACTTATCCGGCGTTTGCAGGCCGTGCTCTATCGCGTATTCCGCAATATCCAGTCCGGTTTTGATGTCACCGATATCCAGGTACCAAACCATCAGGGTTACCAGGACATCGTCTTGCTGACCGGTACCGGCTTCGAGTACACCCTGCACATAGCTGTCGTATTTCGGCAGCATTTCGCGCTTCGCGTCGATCTTGCGTTCGATGCTCTGGATGTCGTGCAGCCGGCGCGAGTCGTCAACAATCGATATGCGGTGCAATTCGTGGGACTCGCCTTGCGGGCTTTCTGGCGAAGACTGCGCCGCCTCCAAGGCGGCGCGTACTCGCAAGAAGTGTTTTCTTGCTGGACTTGTCATATCAACCTCGATCAGACGATTGTGATGTTTTCAACCACGCAGCCGGCGCCGAAATCTTCAACCACATAGGCTTCGTTGGAAGACTCGTAGTTCTCGATGCGGTTACGCTTTGGGTTGTCGATCACGTGACGGCGACGGGCGCCGGACTGGTAGTAAATCGACAGGTTTTCCAGCATGGTGATCATCAGTGCGCCTTCTGGGAAGAACGGCGCCGCAACGGCAGGCAGGCCACCCATGCGCTTCTGAGAAACGATGAGGTCCGTGGCTGCTTTTTCAGATGGGGTCTGATTGTTGTTGATCAGCGGGAAATACTTGTCTTGCAACAGTGCGCTGCCGACCATGACAACCAGGTCCGGATTTCCTCGGTGCCAGGTTTCGACCATGTTGTGCAGAGCATCGTAAACAAGGGCGTCTAAATTCATATAGTCGCCAGTGGAACCAACATTTACCGCGCCGGACGCGGCGACCACTTCGGACATTACACGCTCAGGCGCACTGGTGCGGTAGTGCTGCAGCCAGCCGATGTTCACGTCCTGCAGTAACTGGTTTGTTGCACGGTCAGTTTCGGCGGCTGCCGATGTGCCGTTGAAGCCGATCATGATTCGGTCAAGCGCTTGCTGGCGCAAGATCGCATCGCGAACCAGGGCCTGGAAGTTCGGAAACTTCGCCCAGGCATCAATTTTTGCGTATGGCAGCGCGGTGTCGAACTCGGTCAGCAGGCACTCGTAGCCGTTACTGCCCAAATCGCTAACATCCCGCGGAGTGCGGTCTTTGCTCGACACGTTGGTGCGGCCGGCAATGCTGCCGACACCAAGGCCAATTTTCTCTCCTTTGATTTCATCCACGCCAATCATGTTGATGGCCTGGAGCAAAGCACTGGATTCCTGAATTCGTTTTTCCAGGGTCTGCTGAACAGCTGGCGTTACGTTGAAC